CCCGCCGTCGTTGGAGTTGCAATATCACCGCCCGATGATATCGCTGAGTATTTCCACCAGTCGGCAAATGCATGTGAGGCTATGCTATCTTGGGCGATGCGAAACCATATAGAATCCCCTACCGAACTTCAAAAGGCCCTAAAGTCGGTGGACTTATATTGTAATATTCGCACCAAGATAGCTGACATGCACCGCTCTTCTGTTTCGCAATCAGAGAGTTGGGACCCGTTCGGTGAAGATCCAATGGACAGTGCGGTTGCAGAAGCTGAAGCTGTAGGCCATTTGGCGTCCGTAAAGCAGGAAGCGAAGCTGATGAAGAAGAAAGTAAAAGATGTCGGTTGATATAACCAAGGCCGCTAAGGAACTTTGGTTTAAGTGCAAACGTGACCGGCGTTATTTCTTCCGTCAGTTTTTGCGGATCCGCACCCTGGAGGGGGGTCAGTATGTGCTGGCTCCCCTTCTTCTTAATAGAGAACAAGATGAAATCCTGCACATCATAGAACAGCAAGAAGCCGAGGGGAAACCCGTTCGCATCATTGTAGACAAATCAAGAAAGGTCGGTGTCTCGACCCTCGTTGAGGCGGTGGCGTTTCATTACTGCCTGTTCAATAAAAACGCGCAGGCACTCGTCATCGCTCACCTCCAAGGTGCGACAGAACATATCTTTGATATCACCCGCCGATACCAAGAGAATATGACAAGTGCTTTTGATGCCATCGCTTCAGGACGCTGCGTTGGAAAAGGCATCAAGTTCAAACACGGCTCGTCGATGGAGGTGATGACCCAGGGCTCCACAGATGCGGCTCGAGGCTCAACACCATCGTTTCTACATATCTCAGAGCTTGGACTGTGGGACAGGGGCAGAGCAACAACCACCGCTGAAGATGTGCTGCAATCCACATTCGGCTCTATTGAAGATAGACCAGGAACGTATGTCATTATCGAATCGACCGCCAATGGCCCACGGGGGGCGTTTTACGATAGATGGAAAGCGGCCATCGATGACAGCCCCGGCAATTTATTTACCCCCCTGTTCTTCGGCTGGCAGGAACATGATGCATACAGACTCGACCCGTTAACCAATGACGATACCCTGACCGAACAATTGCATGCCGCCCATCAACTGGAAGACGGTGAGTTGTTCGCAAAGGTTATCGATGAGCTAGGCTTTGATATGTTCTGGGGCAAGCGCATGATTGATTTCAACCTGGAGCCATGCCAGGTCAGATGGGCGCACAGAACATTGGCAACAAAGTTCGGCGGGGATATCAGACGCTTTGATACAGAATACCCCCTGTCTTGGCAGATATCGTTCCAGGCATCGGGCGGCTCGGTCTTTGAACCCAAAAGACTGGAGCAAATATCTGAATCGGCCAAAGACTTTGAAAAAGGAGTGGCCATCGAAAACAATGGGGGCAAATTGCGCCTCATCCCCGGTGGCGATGGTTGGCAGGTATACTACCGACCGAACCCCAAAAACGAATACATCGTATCTGTCGATACGGCCACAGGGGTCTTGGAAGGAGACTACGGATGTATCCAGGTCTTCGATAGGACATTCAAATATCAGGTGGCTGAGTTTTATGACAAAGTCCCCCCAGATATCTTGGCGCAGCAGGCAGCGATAGCAGCATCTTTGTACAACGAGGCAATGGTTGTCCCAGAAATTGATGGACCCGGTCTCGCGCTTTTAAGAGAGCTACTGGAACAATACTCCAATATATATAGGCGCTCGAACTCTACAAATTGGTCTGCCGCCTGGGGATTCAAAACTACCCACACCACAAGAGAGGCCGCGCTGACAGAATTGGCGCAGGCTATCCGATTGGAAACATGGCAGTTTAATTCAAAGCGACTCCTCGATGAGTGTTTGACATTTGTCTATAATAACAGTGGAAGGGCTGAAGCGTTGCCCGGAAGGCATGATGATGCTGTAATGGCATGTGCCATTGCCATATATGTTGACAAAGAGCTTGGCGATGTAAGCCAAAATAATGTAACCTCACAGTCGAAGGCTTATGATAGAGAATCTGTGCAGTCGCTGATGGTCAAGCGAGACGATTTTATTGACCCTCACCTGGGGATTATTTGATGCATTGGGTTTTAACAGTGTTCGCAATTGCAGCCATAACTTGGGTTACTGTCATCTCGACGGCGGTTTTCTATGTTGTGTTTCGTGCAGCGAAAGAAGAACTTCATAAAGCCCAGGGTAAAGATCCCTTGAAGTGGGATGTTTTTGAATCCCGTGATAGACAAGATTTTGAAGACGTATACGCCAAGCAAGAAGAGATGCATGCGCGTTATATGGAATAACAGGAGCTATTATGCCTAATGTTGGCGGAAAAGAATTTCCCTATACCCCTGAAGGTGTTGCTGCGGCTGGAGCGGCTGAAGGCCCTCCGATGCCCCCGCAAGAAGGCGGCGACACTTCGCAGCTAATGATGACCCTGGTGAAGGCACTGAAATCTTTACCGCCGACCATGCTTGTGCAGGTATTTCGCATGGCGATGGAAGGCGAAGGCGGACCAATGTCTGCCGGTGGCCCTTCTCCCAGCGGCTCTGGTGATGTTAAATCTCAAGCTGGTGCAGCAATGATGAGCCCCGGCGTGGGTGAGTTGGGCTAATGGCGATTCAGCGAAAGGAGGAGGCATGAGTTTTTTAGAAACTGTTGGCGCTCAACTTCTTTACGGTGTTATTAACAGCGCCCTTACCCCTACCCCAGGCCAGCAGGGGCAGGAGGAGCCCTCTCGACAGCATAAGCCGATCAAGAAAGAGGCCGCTCAGAACCTTTTAGGGGGCGGCCCTGCCCCGATTCGCTACGCAAGCGGGTTACAGGGCATGCGCCCTAGCGCAGTGCAGCAAGGCGCTAGTAATTTATACAACCAAAGAAGCTCGTACATGGGATAGGGTGATATGGAAGGCGCGATTACCCAAGAATATTCGGTAAAAGACTCCGGTCGCAAGCCGTATACGCCGACATCGAAAGAGATTGAGAAGGTCTCTTACGTCGAGCGGCAGTATAAGATATCCGAGGAATCGAAACGCCGGTTGCTCGAGGATGCTTGGCTCGGAGTTGCCTATTATTCGGGACGCCAGTGGGCGGTTTACAATAGAGTTACGCGCCTTTTGGAAGAGCCCTCGCCTCCAGCATGGCGCGTCAGGATGGTTCTGAACTATATCCTTCCGACCGTTGAGACCTTGTGCGGGAAGCTTGTTGAAAACCGCCCCGGCGTTACCGTTTTGCCTGCATCCACAGATGATGATGATGTTGAAGCCGCTCGACAGAGTGAGAAGCTTATCGAGCATTTGTGGCATGAGATGAGCATGCAAGTGAAGTTGCATGAGGCCGTCAAATGGATGGCCACCACTGGCACTGCCTTTTTCAAGGTTTGGTGGGACCCGGAGGCCGGAACTGAGTACGATGATGAAGAGCCTCTGATTGATGAGGCCATAGAATACAATGAAGAGGTTACAGGCGTAGAAGAGCCGAAGCCGAAAAACAAAGGGGCGCGATATAAGACAGGCGCTCCCGTTGTAGATGTTTTGTCCGTAATGGAGGTGGGTTGGGACCCTGGCGCGAAGGATGTGGAGACTGCTCGGTGGATGTTGCATGCAAATTCAATGCATATCGATCAGGTTCGCTCTATTTGGAAAAAGGGCAAGCACGTCTCGCCTGATACATCCTATGACGCAGATGATTACGGTGCGGACATTCTCAAAGAGTTGAGCTACAGCGCACAAGCAGACGATATTACCACAGATAGAGTGGTAGTCATAGAATACTTCGAGCGTCCATCGGAACGTCATCCCAAAGGCTATTATGCTGTAGTTGCCGGTGGAGTTTTGCTCGAAGATGATGAAGAACTCCCTTATGGAGATCTGCCCTTTGTGCAAGCCCGCCATGTAACAACCCCTGGCAAGTTCACGGGCGAAGGACTTGTCAAACACGTCATCCCCGCCCAGAAGGAATTAAATAAAAGCGCCTCACAGCGTCTGGAAAATAAAAACCTTCACGCCATGCCCAAGTGGCGGGCGGAAAAGGGTTCACTTGAAAAGAATCAGATCACCGACCAACCCGGTGAGATTATTGTTTACAATCGGACAGCAACCCGTCCCCCCGAACCCCTTCCCCCGCCACCCCTTTCTCCTGAGCATCGACTCATTGAGAAAGAGCAAATCGATCATATATCTTCAATTAGTGGCGTTAGCGATGTGACTCGTGGGGCGCAGCCTCCTTCGCATGCCTCTGGTCGCCTTGTTGGTCTTATCAGCGATTTAGATGCAACCAAGCTTGGCCCTACGGTTCGGGAGTTGGAGAGAAGTGTTGAGAAGATTGGTCGTCGTATTTTGCAATATTGGCATGATTTCATGCCTGTTGCGGTGACGCTCAAGGTGTTGGGTCGAGACAATGTTGCGGAGGTGTTTGAGTTTCACGCATCTCAGATTAAATCGACTTCATTGAAGATTGTTGCCAACTCGATGCTGCCTAAGCATCCATCGTATCGCCGTGAGCAGGTGATGCAGATGTATCAAGTTGGAATGCTTGGTGAGCCACAAGATCCACAGACGCGAATGCGTGCCCGAAGACTAATGGAGTTTGGTGATCGGGATGTGGACGCTCAAGATACAAAAGATAGGACTTACGCTAGAGAAGAGAACCATGTGCTTGCTGCGGAGAATTGGACAGAGCCGCAGCCGTGGGAAGATCACATCACCCACATTGATGAGCATTTGGACTACATGAAGGGTGTCGATTATCGGTTGCTTTCTCCTGAGACGCAGACCGAGTTTGAGCGGCACTTAGCGTGGCACTATTATTATGAATCACAGCAACAGCAAGGTGTGCCCTGGTGGCAGTCTTATGTTGGTGAGGATAGTGGAATGCCTCCGGGCGCTCCACCGGGTGAGGAGATGCCGATGGAGCAAATGCCCCAAGAGCAACCCCAAGCCCAACAAGGTGCGCCTCAAGTTGGTCTTGTAGGAGGTGGCACACCGGAGTTGAACCAAGCAATTGGTACAAGAGGTCCGGGTGTTGCTGAATATGAGGCTGGGTTTGAGTCGGGCCAACGATGACGTTTGGTGGCGCGAGAGTTCACCAAGGAGGACTAAATGTCTGATGAGTACGGCGATACGGCTTACGAGCCCACAGGGGATTCGCAGACCTCTGATTATGGAGATTATTCAGATTCAAGTGATGGCTTTTCCGCTGAGTCGGGCGATATCGACGATTATGAGCCAGAACGAGATAATGAAGGAAATCCTAACCCGGTTCCTTATGACCGCTTTAAGCAATCTCGCTCCCAGCTTCGTTCTGCACGAGATGAGATAAATGGTTATCAGGGCCGTGTTGATGCTTTAGAGAGCCGAGCAAAAGAGTTGCAGGAGTATGCCCAGTGGGCTTACGGGCAGCTTCAAGGGCAAGGCCAGAAGCAGCAGGTTCAGGATCAAGAAGAATTTTTAGATCCACTGGAGCAGCGGGTAAAAGAGCTTGAGGCGATATCACAGAGTCAGAAGAAGGCATTGGCCCATTCGGATTCTTTGCGCCATGAGAACGCAGTCCGTGCAGCCGAAAGGGAGATCCGACAGGAGATTGATTCCGCTCGTAGTAAATACAAGTGGCTCAACGACCGGGATATTCTGGAAGGTTTGCAGGTAAACCCGCGAGCAAATGTTATGGAGCTTGCCAAGCGTAGCCATAAGAATGAGGAGCGGAAAGCGTATGACCGAGCACGAGACCTCGGCTTGCGCCCGAAGCCCCGACCCTTACAGCAGTTTGGTATTCGAGGCCCAGTAAAACCAGAGGATATTGGAGAAGATCTTGATAAAGCTGAAGCTGCCGCTATTGAATATTTACTAAATTCTAATTAGTGGAGTAAAAAATGAGCCAATTAGCGAATGTAGGCCAGGGCAGCGCGTATGATGTCGTACTCAAAGATTTCTACGAAGGTCCGATCCGTGATCATATCAACAACAACACGACTATCCTGAAGCAGGTCGAGAAATCGAAACGCAAATGGACCGGTCGGCAAGTTCTGTTCCCAGTTCACTTGCGTCGAAATACCGGCGTTGGTGCCCGTGGAGAGCAAGGGTCTTTGCCAACCGCTGGTCGTCAAACCTATGCCGAATCGCAGATTCGAGCTAAATACATGTACGGTCGAATCACTTTGACCGGTGCTGTTATTGCCGCTTCTCGTGGCGATAAAGGCGCTTTCGCTTCTGCTCTTCGGACAGAAATCGATGGCATGCGCTCTGACCTTCGGGACGACA